TTATCATTGAGCGTTAACGGCTCATTTATAGCAGATGTCAAGTTTTATGATACCTTGATGTCAACAAGAAGGAGAATCACCAGAACAGATGATTTAAATTGGGAAATTAAATTAGGTAATAACAATGTTAAAGTAACAAGGATAAGATGAACGAAGTATTAAACAAAGCCTTAGCCTTATCTTACATTCATTCTAAGATAGCGGTAAAGAATCTGGAGTTTGCACAACACGAGTTAAGACTTATCAAAGACGAGAAAGCTGGACAGATGCAACATAGAACAGAAAAGCTTATTGGAGCATTTAACAAGCTCTTTGCTGTAATGGAGAAACATAGCACTGAAGAAGTGGAATCTGAAATCAATAATATTATGGATCAATGCTGGGATTAACAATAAATCAAATAGCTTTAATAGACGCAAAGAAACAAGAGTTTAGCGTTAAGGAATGTATTAATAGAGTAGCTTATAAGATGGGATTAAAAGACATCTTAGGCACATGCAGGGAAAAAGAATATGTAACGGCTCGAATAATAGCTATTTATTTGATTCGCAAAAATACACGAATCAGATTCAATTTTGTCTATTTCATCAGGTGTTAAATGATTAGTTTGATTTTTTTTCCAAGATCCTTTTGGAGTTTTATCATTATTTATTGGAATAATAGAAAATGATAATTGTGCCAGCCTTTTTAAAATACCTTTTTCCATTACGCTATAATTAAATTAGTTCTATTTCTTAACCTTCCGTTTAAATAACATTTTAATGTGCAATAATTTATTTCGTAAACTTCGCTTGCGTGTTTAATACTATCAAAAAAAACTCCTGAAATAGTATCTAAAACAATAAAAGAACATGGGCTTATTTCTCTATCTCTAATTTTTTCTTCTTGTGTTTTTTTAATTCCAAATTTTTTATTTAGTATTCCCTTTCTACCAAATTTTATACGTTCATCCGCTGTAAATATACGCCCATACATAGGATTTTTATTTCCTGAAAATTTACCCTTTAATGAATTAGATATTTTTTTCTTTATCTCATCAGTATGTTTTATTCCTTTTCTAAAAGAATTACCAATTAAATAATCTAAATTTTTATTTTTAGCCATCTTTTTTTTGGTTTCATCAGAAAGACTACCACTAATATCATCATAACCAGTTAATCTACAATTTAAACCATTTTTATTAGAAGCATTAAATAAATCTTGATAGTATCTTTCAAATCTATTTAAATCATGTGACTCACATACCTCAATAATCTCAAAAATATGATTTTCAAAGCCGTATTTTTTAAATGAATTAAAAAGTCTTGGTTGATTTTTAGGTAATTTTTTTTTATAAGATTTTAATCTTACCTCTATATTAATGCTTTGACCAATATAAATTTTTCCAGTTGGATTGGTTATTTTGTAAATACCAATTATAGGTTTTATTATCATTTTTTAAATAAAAAAGCCCCGAGGTAGTGAGTTTCCCGAGGCTATTTTAAATCTGCTAAAAAACAAATTTAGCATAAATTTTGCTCACTACTTCAAAATTTATGCTTTTAATTACAGCGCTAATATACTAAATAATTATCTAACATCCTACCCTATTTAAACAGTTCATAAAATATTTGTCTTTTGTTTGCGTTAGCGCATCGTATTGGCGCAAGTTATAAATAATAGTCGAATGATCACGATTAAAAACTTGCCCTATCTCTTTTAAATTCATTCGTGTATTTTTGCGAATCAAATAAATAGCTATTATTCGAGCCGTTACATATTCTTTTTCCCTGCATGTGCCTAAGATGTCTTTTAATCCCATCTTATAAGCTACTCTACTTATACATTCCTTAACGCTAAACTCTTGTTTCTTTGCGTCTATTAAAGCTATTTGATTTATTGTTAGTCCCAGCATTGATCCATAATTAAATTGATTTCAGACTCCACTTCTTCAGTGCTATGTTTCTCCATTACTGCAAAGAGCTTGTTAAATGCTCCAATTAGTTTTTCTGTTCTATGTTGCATCTGTCCAGCTTTCTCGTCTTTGATAAGCCTTAACTCGTGTTGTGCAAACTCCAGATTCTTTACCGCTATTTTAGAATGAATATAAGATAAGGCTAAGGCTTTGTTTAGTACTTCGTTCATAGGTTGTTTATTTCGGTTTTAACTTCTTGCCAGTATTTTAATGCATTTATTATATTTCCAAACTCTTTAGGATTTGAATTCAATATCTCATCAACTGCTATTAAAGCGCATTGCTTCATGTCATCCATTTTATCTTCTATAAAAATGGCACAATCCCAATAGCAATTCCAACTGGTTACTAAGTCTTGATACTTAAAAGTAATCTCTATTGCTTTTTCTATCGGTGTTTTCATCTTATCCTTGTTACTTTAACATTGTTATTACCTAATTTAATCTCCCAGTTTAAGTCATCTGTTCTGGTGATTCTTCTTCTTGTTGACATCAAGGTATCATAAAACTTGACATCTGCTATAAATGAGCCGTTAACGCTCAATGATAATAGTTTTTCTTTCCAGTTATTCATATTATTTTCTTTTTGTTAAAACAAAGATATAATTAATAAATCAAACAAACAAACATAATTTAAAATAAAAAATCCCTACCAATTTAATGATAGGGAAATTAGATTTAAAATATAGGTTCGTTACTTGTTAATACGTTAATCTTCCAAATAGCTAAGGTGTTAAACCATTTATCTACACCTTCTTTATTAGTCCATTTACGACCTTTAAGATTCACGCTTAACTCAACTTCATCACCAATACTAATGCCGTTCAGCTCATCGCATTTATCCTTTGTAGCTTCGAATGCTACCTCATCTGGATAGTTAGGATTACCGTCTAATTCCAAAACGATCTCACGTTTCTTAAATTCTTTTTCGCCTACTACTTGCGTTTGACCTACAAAAACTACTTTACCTTTTACTTTGATTGCTTCCATTGTCTATTATTATTTAATTGTTCTATAAATTTGTTTCTTATCTCAACTGCCTCATCTAATCTATTAACCATTAATTTAATACGTTGCTCATCCCTTTCTACTAAAATCTTATGATGCAAAGGTTCACCGTTGTATATGCAATAATTAAAGAAGTAAGCTTGTTGACATCCTGTAACCATCATTTGATGCTGCATCTGGTCGATATAACACTGATCTATATTACCATCACAAACCAACCTAAAAAACTTGTTTGGTTTAGGGCATTTAATTTCAAGTACTGAATTATCAGATACTAAACCATCTGGACTGCCTCCGGTGTTATTGCTCCATTCAATAAATCCGCACTTATCAACCGTTAAAAAATCCTCTGCTATAATTTCTGCAAACTTTTCAAATGCGTACGGTTCAAGTTCAATGCCTCGTTGCATATCAAATGATATAAAATCATCTTCTAAATTACGACCGTTCACAATCTCACATGCTAATTCAAAAGCGTACGTTTCGCCAGTCTTGCCTAAGCCCTTAATGCCCATCAAATCGTTTATCCTTGATGAAGTGAATTTTCCTAATCGCAAATCAAACCATTCATTACTACGCTGCTCCGACATAATCAAGATATTTAGTTTCCATTTCTGGCGTTAACTCATAAGCTGCTTTGATTTTCTCAATGCTTGCCTTTGCCGCTTTTGCTTTCTCAAAGTTTGATTCTGTAAATACAAGCTTTGTTTTGATAGTTGGTTGCACTGGCTTGATTCGAATACCTCCGACAATCTGACCTTTCATTTTTACATTTTCATCAATGTATAATTCAATCGGTATCATGTTCCATTTGTCGGTATCTACACTTTTAGCAAATCCTTTAATAATACCAGCGTTACCTGCATTTAATACCCATGGTTTAATTGGTTCAACAAAGTAAGCAATGTTATGATTGCCTTTGTTACCTGCTACTGTTACGCCTATTTCTTGCTTAACGTGTTTAATGGTAAGCTTTAAGCTTTGCCCTTGTTCTACCATTTCTTCTAAATCAACTACTCCGAGATGATCTGACTTGTAAACTTTTCTATAATTTGCCATTATCTTAATGCTAAATAAATTAAAATTAATACTGATGATGTTGTGAAAAACATCGTTGTCCAATATACGAAATCTTCGCTAAACTTTTTGGTATTTCTCATAATTCTTTGATTCTTATAAACTCGCTAAAAATTGTATTAAATAATTCGTTCTCATCTTCATCAGAAAGATTAACATCAAAAGCCAATATTGCGGCTATTTCCTCAAGTAAATTGTCATCAGTAGCTTCGAGTACTGATTTTAAAATTGTGATATCTGCTTTCATCTTTGGTTAAGTATTTTATAAGTTGATAATGCGCCTTCTAAGCCAATGATTACGCCCATGATTACACCACGTTTAGTGAAATCTTCTTTATCTACCTTAGATAAATCTTTTTGTCTGTCTGCAATCCTTGCCTCCAGAATTTGAATGTACTTTTCTATTTGTCCCATGTCTGTTCTTCTTGTTGTTGTTCCCATAATTGTTCTTCGTAATGCTCTGCTGCAAATTCGTCTGCTTCTTTTTCTTCGTTAGTCATTCCAGTGTTTTTCTACGTATTCAAAAAAAGCAGTAAATAACCAAGCAAATAATGCTATCGCTGGCATAATGGACATAATTACAAGTTGATAAAATTCTATTTTCATGTTCTTAAAAGTTATTGGTTACATCGTAATACATAATGTTTTCATCTAAATCATAATATTTGTGAGTAATTTTTAAAAGACCCCATACGCCATTTATTTCTACAATGTCATCAATATTAAATTTAATTATTACATCAAATTCTTTAAATACAAGCTCTCTATCTTTATCTAAAACAAACCCAAATTGCTTATAATTTTCTTCGTAATCATCATAACCAGCCTTTAAAGAGCCTTGTGAAAAAACATCATCACTAATATTAAATCTACTTTTCATATTCTTTTCCTTTTTGTTGAAACAAATATACAACATTAAATAAATACAAAACAAACAATCAAACAACTTTTAGTAATAAAATAATTTAGGCATAAAAAAAATGCAATACTTTTAAATATTGCATCTTCTTGTTAACAGTTTTATAATCTATCTATACCGATAGTAAAGAATAGTAGCAAAACATAAAGCTATAAATATAAATAACGCAATCTTATTGCCTTTTGTTTCGATTGTTTTTTTATAAACATGCCTTTGCTCAACCTTGCTACTATCAAGAATAGTGACCTTTGTATTATTAGTAAATGAATCCTTAATGCTATTTACGTCATAGGTGCTATTTTGCGTTGATTTAAGCGACTTTCTCACCTTAGTGATAGTTTTGTATATGCTATTACTTGGAGTGGCGCTATCGGGCTTAAAATAGATAACCTCAATTTCTGTATAAGTATTATTTGAATCAACTTTGCTTATGTCCGTTTTAATCTTTAATTGTTCTGTTTTCTTTGACATATCGTTAACTGAATCTTTTTTACTAAAATCGGTTTTAATCTCTGTTTTATCAATATCAATTTTCTTTAACTTACAACTATTCATTAAAGTAACAATAAGTAAAGCTGAAAAAATGATGATTATGTAAATCCAATTTTTAGGTGTTGGCGGATTAAATAGTGCTGAGCTCATGGTAATGATTAAATGTGATACCTTCTTTTTCTTCGTTCTTCATTAATAACTGAACATTGAAAATAATAGCTGATAAATGATCTTCGCTTCTATCTCCAACTTCATACAATGCTAAATGTCTGTTTAAGCTTTCAATAGCCGCCTCATCTGGTTGACCTAATTTCCAGTTATTTTTTCCGTAGTGATTCGCTCCCTTTCTTAATAGGTAACCATATCTTAACCTGCAATAAGCGTCAAAATGATTAACTAAAGGTTTGGTTTCATCTGCATCTCTTTTACTTCCGCTTTCAAATGTTCTATGATCATCTTGGAATCTATCTCCGTAACTTTTATCTTCTATCATAACCTATTTTTAAATTTTAAAAAGTTCATATATGAAGCGTTATTTATTTCGTAAACAAAACCGCATTCACATTCCATTTTACGTTTAATCGTTCCAGCAGTTGTAACTACATTTTTAAGCAACTTTACATTTTCACTTCCGCAACTTTGGCAACTGTATTTCAAATTACCGTTTATTACTCCAGTATGTGTGTTCTGCTTAATATAGTTTTGCATCGTCAAATAAACATCTTCTAAAACTATAATATCACCTTCGCAATATACTGACATTTCCTTTAAAGCAACCGGATCTCCCTTCATTACATTTTTCCACATGTCAAAACCAGAATGTTTAACCTTTGCACCTACTCCCAAAAATTGAGCAATATAATCAAGTTTATTTGAGTTAAAATTAAACCCGCTTTTGGCTTTCTTTAAGGTATCTAAAGTTTTATAGTCTGGGAACATTGGCACCCTATGAAATATGCATCTTGTACGGATCCATTTGATATCAAACCTATCTCCATTATGAGCTATCATTTCATCGGATTGGTTAGCAACCGCAATAAAATCTATTAGCATCTGCTTATCACAAAGATTTGAATCCCATGTTAAAGTTGTTATTGAATCTTCATGTTCCCATTTGTAACTGATACAAATTATCTTTCTTTCTTCGATAATGTTTTCGGGACCAATATTTAGCTTGTAACCTGCTCGCCAGAAATAGCCGATGTTAGGGGATGTTTCAATGTCAAAAAACAGTCTTTTTATTTGATGCTTTCCAACTCTTAAGATAGATAATTGCTTTTCTTGGCTTTTGTTAAGTCTGTACCTATTTCTTAAATTAATAGGCAAATTCAATGCAATCACTTCTTTTTCATTAAGCCTGTACCGGCTTTGTTTGTTTTTTATGAATGGCATATTTAGTAAATTTAACCAAATGTAAACTATTTAATCGTTAATTTACTAATAATTGAAATTAAAATTCCAGCAAGCACCATATAAGAAGCCGCACTACCTAATAAAGCAAGGTTAAAGTCAGCTTCTGGATTAGCCTCTTTAATCAATGCCGGCACTGAAATAATAGATATTCCAGAGGCCGTTAACCAATTACCTATCTTAGCTAATTTCTTAAAAAATAAAGGAGATTCTTTTTTCCATCGTGTTTTCAAATCTACCATCTCGCTTTTGTTCCCCTTCTATCGTAGTGAACAAAACCTTTATAAATACCTATTCCGCCTTCCTCCATTTTACCGGCTTTAATCAACTTCTCAATGATTGCGGCTAATTGCTTTGGTGTTTTATTCTTTGCGTTTATATCTGCACCATTTGCTGTTAAATGCTGGCTTTCTTTTGCGCCTCCTACTTTGTCGTTATGTTCTTTAGTTCTGTATCCGCTTCCGGTAATACTTACAGATTCGCCTAAATAGTCCCTTAACACTTGTAAGTTTTGAGCTACTTTTTTAGCATTAGAAATATATTGATTTGGTACTTTTGTACCATCATTACAATCAAATTCTTCTATATTAAAGTTTTCCGTTAATTTTAATCTTGTCGCCATTCCTTAATCATTTTTTTAATCGTTACGAAAATAGATAAGCATGTTAAAGA